AACCATCAATACTAGATAACAACAGAACTGGACAACAGGCTGTGGTGCTTGGCAACGGCCTGAGCCGCGGTGATTTTGATATTAACTATATCTTCAAGCAACCAAAATTACAAACATATGGTTGCAATGCCATACACCGAGACGCACAGTACGACGTGGACTTTTTGGTAATTAACAACGATAAGATTGCACAAGAACTAGTTGAAACTGGTGGAGCAACGAGAAAAATTGTTTACGCAAACTCGGATCAAATCTTTGATCACCCAGGGGTATTTTATATGATGCCACAGGATCCGCAGTGGAATGCAGGTGCCATGGCAGCTTACATGGCTGCATTTGATGGACACAGCAAAATCTATCTAGTAGGGTTTGATGGACAAGACACACACGGTAACAATAATAATGTCTACACAGGAACTAATGCATATCAAATTGAAGACACAGTGGTTACTGATGATTTCTATGGTCTTGCACTTAAAACACTAATGCAAGCATATCCTACAGTAGAGTTCATTCACGTAAACAAGACTGGCAAAGGCAACATACCTGGTGCGTGGAAAGAATGCTCTAACTTCCGCAGGATCAGTTTCCATCAGTTGGTATTAGAGTGTGATCTTTAAAGATTGACTCTAACGTTTCTAACTTTTTCAATATAACTTTAAAACTAAAAGTACGCCAGACACCCGGATGCAGAGGCTTCGGGTGATCGGCGATACTTGTCCAAGCATATCCTCTATGTTCATCATTTAAGATTGGGACAAATTCTTCGTCCACAGGAATTAAATAGGTATGGTATTCAAATCTGTTTAATTCGTTTGTGAACTTTTCTAAAGGAATAGTTTTTTCGTATTTGATGATGCCTATCTCTTCAATTATTTCTCTAGACAATGCAGCCAATGGAGATTCGTTATCTTCAGCTCTCCCGCCTACTAATCCCCAAGAGCCAGCATGACGTTTTTGATTACGCAATAAAAAAAGATATCTATGTGTGCTTTTGCTGTAAATTAAAGCACCACAACCTATATAGCCAGACTCCACTCACCACCTCGATATAAACCTTCAACGCTTTTGACCCAAGTAGTTCCAGTCCAGCGATATTGAACACCAGTATTTGTATTTGTTATGTATTCTATTTCAGTTGACTCACTACTGTCAAACACTACAATCCAACGTGTACCATCATATTGTATTATGTCATTTGTGTGAGCTACTACATCACCCCATACACTATAGTTTTGGTTATCTTCAGCACCAATATGATCAGTTAGTATATAACGTGTTCCTGTGACAGGACTTGTTACGCTACTATCCACAGTAATATTGATTGGATTAATAATTTTAGCCACAGCCGTTAATGTGTTTAGCGGCATTGTGTCTTCTGTTGGTGTAAACAGTAGTATAGTAGGGTCTGTTGGATGGTACGCAATCTGTCCTATCAACTCATTTCCGGTACCTAGCTCTAATCGTAGCTCCGTGGTGCCTGTGACTAGTGTACCGTACACCCCAATCAATGCCTCCCATGTCTCTTTGGTAGGAGCCACCTTTGTTATCACACCCGACGTACTGACAACTTCCTCTGGCTTAACCAATTTCATTTGGTTACCAGTGTAAAAGATACCATAATCTAACGGCGTAACCTTAACACGGGCAACAAGATTAGATAATAAAGTATCTTCGCTGAATTCACCTTGTTCGTCATACACACTACTAATAAACTTTTGTATAACACCCAAGCGTTTAACTTTGGCAGGACTGGTGATCCAAATTGGCATGTCAAAAGTAAGACTAGCAATGTCTATGCTTTCGTCTGTACTTGCTGGTACTACTCGTGAACTCCATGTCACGTCGCCAAGCAGTACAAAAGATAAGCTGGTCCAGTCGATATAATTATCTGTTGATTGTATTTCAAAACTTGGATTAAACAGCGTAGCAATCTGTTCAATTATCTGCATCTTTTGTTCTGTATTACTGGTCCAAATATCAAGTTTTACCTGTAACTTATAAGGAACCGGCATAAGTCGTTCCACAGTATAACTATCACCTTGCTGATCGTTGTACGTACCAGTCTCAACATCATACTGGCGTTGACGTAAATTTATCTTGCCCACGTGAGTTGGATCTTGCATTCTGTTTTGTTCGTAAGTAAGAGCATTTATGTATGCACTCATAGCAGGCACACCATTAAGAGCGTTTTCGCTATTGTTACGCAAAATAGTTGCGGCTTGCCTACTTGGATCACCGTAGTATATAGGAACAGTTTGTAGAGTTTTTACGCCGTCTGCATTTTTACCAAATTCAACTTGAAAACCACTAAGGATTCTCATAAACTGAACTAAGAATCTACGTATCTGTCCATCATAAAAAAATTGTTGAGCCATTAATTATCTGCCTTAGCCTTTAATGCATCACTAAGACTTTGTCTTACTGTTACATTACCTGAATTGTTTGTGTATGTTTCTGTGTTGTTCACAAAGCCACTACGCTGTGTTGTGCTGTCAGCACCCGGTGTCAGTGTTGTTCTAACATTATCTTCTAGTTTCACCCAACGTCTCCCGTCGTATCTAAATAGCCTATTAGGCAAGTAGTCTGTTCTAAGTGCATAGTCCCCAACTGCTGGACTTCCAGGGAATGTGATACCAACTGTAACAGGCATACCGTTTGGTGTGAGTCCCGATCCGGTTAAGTATCCCTCTGGCACTGCTTCTGGACTTAGAATTGCGTAGTCAGTAGTTACACTGCCACTATCAACAGTTACATTACCATCAGAAGTTACACCAATTGGGTCACCTGGGTATTTGCCATCCTCTGTGGTTGACTTAATATAAAGATGGCTAATATCGTACCCACTCAGTGGTACTTCTTTCTCAGCTTCTTTAATAATAGCGTTATTAATATTTTGATACGTGCTGAGTGTACTTTGTACACTTCCCAAACTTATGTTTCCGTTAGTCGGATCCCAATCAGGAGCATCAACTTTGATTTGGTCAAGAATATCTTTGTACTCTTGACTGTCGGTTAGCGGATTAAGTTTTACACGCCACAAATGCGGCCACCAAGTTTGACTAAAGCCGCTTGCGGCATTTTGGCAATCACTTACTACATAAAATCTTTTTAGTGCAACTGGTAAGGTGTCATCCAATGGATAATAATCCATTAGGTGCTGTAATTCCAACACATCGCCATTCATCATTTTACGACCCAGTGATTGGACTAAATCGTTAATGTGGAATGTCATAAACAGTGTGCCTGTTTGCAAGAACATACCAAACTGACTTAGATCAAATGATGTATCTTGAACTGTGTAGATACCACGCATTGGGTAAATGTCAGTATCGTACTTACGGTCCCTGTTCTCTAATAGGAACAAGTCCTGTATATTCTTTTCACTTTGGTTCGTGTAACTTGGCTCGCTTGGGTTTTCGTAAAACTTAACTGTACTGCCACTTAACAACGCTATGTTCGTGCTATTATTTAGAGTAACGCTGGTTGCATTCTTGGCAATAACCTTTGTGTCAGCAATAACACCTGTTCCTGCAACATAGTAACCTAATTCAATATTTGACGTACTAGCAAATCCTAATACAGCACTTGCGGAACTTTGGGTTGCATTAGTTACCTTTACTGTATTCTGTTCTTGCGTACCCAGGTATTTGTGTACATTAACACCAGTCCCGCCAATGGTGAATTCCTCACTGATCACGCGATCCATGAATTTGTAGTCGTTTGTGTGTTTTCCGTCTTTCCAGAGTGATAACCTTGGCACAATAAGATCCTATAATTATCTAGTATTTAGCGGTATTTAGAACCCGGCGTAAGTTGTTGATTCTATTAGGTGCTTGACATACGCACTTAATGAGCGTATAATAGTACTTTGTTAGATAATTAAGGAGCGTATGATATGGCAACTAAGATTAAAGCGAACGCTAAAATGCAAAAACTAGCAGACGAAAAAGGTACTGGGCCCGAGCCAGTCTGGGATACCGAACGTGCATTAAAAATGGACGAAGCTGAATTTGACCACCACATGCGACAAAGTTTTAATTACTACAACTATCATTATTCGCCAAAGGATCTTAAAAAGTATTTGGTATCATGGATGCAGGACAGTGGTTACAAAAAAGAAGATGTAAGCAACTTTGTACGAAGTTCAGACCGTAGCTTACCATTAACAGCATGCAGTTTGGTTAAGGCACACAAACAAGGCATGCCTCTGAAAGAGCCACATGTTAAGTATCTTAGGGAAACTATCGAGTACGTAACCAAACTTGTTGACCCTATAGAAGTCCAAGAAGAAGGCAATAAGAAAAAGGTAACTGCACCAAGCCAAGTAAAAACCATCCAAGACAGGTTGCAGGAAAAGACCAACGAGCACCTTGCACACTTTGATGGAATCATTGACGAAGTGGTTAAAGGCAACAAAGTTGACTCTAATGCATTTGACTATTTCAAAGCTAACAGCGTACCACAAGCCCAACTAAGCCGGTATACAGAATGGGCCGAGCAGTATGTTGGCGAACTTAAAGAAGCACAACTAGGTACTGACGAAGATCTAACAGAAGCATATAGTCATTACAGGGCCGCAGACTTCAGACGCATATTTGGATTCTTTGACAAGTTCCAAGATGCAATAGAACAGTATAGACAAGTTAAGAAGCAAACCAAAAAAGCAAAGGTCAAACGAGCCCCCAATAAGGAAAAATCAGTTAGCAAGATGAAGTACCTAAAAGAGGACAACGTACTTAAACTAGTGTCTATTAATCCTGTTGATATTATAGGCGCACAAGAACTTTGGGTGTATAATGTTAAAACACGCAAGATGTTTAAGTATGTAGCAGACGATACCTTTGGACCCCTAAGCGTTAAAGGAACCAGCATTTTAGGCTACGATACTGTCAAAAGTCAGGGTAAAACGGTCCGCAAACCTGAACAAAAGTTATTA